CACTTAGTTTAGGTAAATTTGGTCTTGCTCCATCAAACCCACCTTGAAATGGTACCATAAACTTTCTAGTTTGTAAAGCTACATTAGAACCAATTGTATTAGCATCTAATACATTTTGAATAGATCCTGTATATGGTGATAACACACTAGGGAAGTTTGCGCCACTCGATTGACTAACATCTCCTAAATAAAAATCTGCATTTGATGCAGTCGTTGAGTTAGCAGTTGGGATTGGAGCTAAATAATTTAAGTTATTTAAATTTGTAAAATCAAATCCATGATAATTTTTACCACTATATGATCCGCCAACCGTTTGTGTTAATGACATTGATGCCGATACTAAACTTTGTGTTCCGTCTCCTGCTGATCCAGATGCATCTCCAATTGGAGAACTTAAAGCTCTAGATCCAAATGGTACCAATATCTTATTTAATGTTTTTTCTTTAACACTATTAGTAACTTCAACTCTTACATAACTAGATGCATTTGGATATTCTCCATTATCTCTAATTTTGCCGTCTGAATCAATTGTTATATATTGATCTCCAATTTTTCTTGCAATGTAATTTGGTGAATCAGGATCTAAATTACAATTTGTAAATGATTCTACTATATCTGGTGTTTTATCAGTATCGTCAGAATCAAATGGTGAATTTGGTATACTACCATTATTCACTTTTCTTATTTCTACTGTAAATGTACCATACCCATTAGGATCTGCTACTTCAGATGCTACTCTAATATCTCTAATACCAACTTTAACGTCAACATTTTCTGCATTTCCATGAGACAATGTATGTATCTTAAATAAATTAACTGATGTTGTGCCTATTTTTTGTGATGTAACAAATGGTGTTGTTCCTGGCTGAAAATCTTGAAGTAACGTTAAGGTAGAAATATCCAAAGACATAGAAACGTGTGCCATATCATTAAATAATGAAGTTGCAGATGCATTTTCATATTGTACATATACTGGATAATTAACCCCTTTAGGATTAGTACCAAATATTTTTGTTATGTAATTATTTTTAGTTGAGTCAATAGAAGAACTTATTCCTATTTCTTGTAAATATGCTCCACTAAATCCAGGTAAAGAAGAATCGCTATTAAATGATCCAGATACATTTAATACAAAACTACCAGATGGATTGTTTACCATAAAAGATTTTTGGAATACATCATTGCCAGCTCCTACAGTAGATACAGGTGCAGTAGGATGTAATACATGAGTAACAATTGGTCCAACACTAGCAGAAGAAGCCATTATAGCTATACTACCATTGTCTAATTGATAACCGTCTTCATATAATAATCGTGTAACAGTCATTACGCCGGCATTCTTTAAATACTCTTGTACTGTGAATGGTACATATGATTCATCGGTATATCCGCCAAATATTTCTTGAAACTCGGAAAATGAATTTATTTTTGTTGGAATTTGTGCAGGACCTTTTATTGTTGTCCCAATTATTGATGCTCCAATTTCACTAACTCCTCTTTGTAAAAAAGATTGATCTTTTTCGTTAGTAAATACACCAGGCGATACTATTCTTTCTGCCATTAAAATGCTCCTATTATTTTTTTAATATTTTATTATAAATATAAGTAAACTACTCAAAACCTTATGATTTTGGAATAAATATACCTTCTTCTAAATTTATTTGTCCTTCGCCGTATTTATCTTCTAATTTTTTTATTAATTCTTGCTCATTACCACGCAATTTATTTAACGTTTCAAAACATTCTGATTTTGCATTTGTTAGTTGTTGTAGTTGAGTATTAATAAAATATTCGTCAGCTGTTATCATTCCTAATTTAGAATTATTTTCTTGATATTGTATTCTAATATCAGTCATTTCATCTATATCTTTTTTGTCTAATTTTTTTGTTGCCATATTATAACCTTTTTTTTTTGTAATTGTAATATTATTATTGTTTCTTATTATATATTATATATAAATATTTTCATTAATCAAAAGTATAATTAAATAAAATATCTAGTCTTGTATAGTTGGCGGTGACTGATCGGTTGCTAATTGTGATGAGCCACTAATTACGCCTTGCCATTGTACTTGCTTTATAGAATATCTTTTTTGTATTGTGGATTTTCTATATTCTTGTTCTGCCATTAATGTACCATTTACAGTAAGTGGCATTGTGCATCTAACTAATCTATCTTCGCCTACTGTATTTATAGTCTCAAAATTTAAACTTCTAATAAATGTTCTGTATTTATTAAAATCATTTCCCCACGCAAATGTACCATATGGCATAATTTGTTCAACTAATTCATTTAATTGAGTAGTAAAGTCTGTCCATATTAATAAGTCGTATTCTATATCTACATATTCTGGTATATTGATTGCAAATATTTCTGTAGATTCAATTGGTTCATTAGCCGGGGTTGGAAATATTTCATCCCGATATTTGTTCCTTTTATTATAACTATTTTTATAAACAATTTGATTTCCATCAGCTGGTCTATTTATATCTAATTTTTTCAAAGTATCTCGCTCTTGCAATGAATTACGTTTAAGCATAATTAATGGAGATTGTAACATTCCTTTTTCATCACGCAAATATCCTAATCTTCGAACATTATCCCATTTTTCTCCGTTTGAGTATATAACTGGTACATCTATTAATTCTCCATTGGCTTCTACTTGTGGCTGTATTTCATTTTCGATAAACCATTTTATTGCATAATCTATATCATATACAGTACGTTTAGGAGTTTTAACTACATCATCATCTCTACGTATTTCATTAGCTCTATTTAATATTTGATCATCTCTAGAAGATTCAGTACGTTTTAAAGCTGGCTTATTAGTTTTTCTATCAATATTTTGTCGATTGACTCGAGACATTAATTAAATCCTTTATATGATGGTTCGTCATTTGTAGATCCAAATCTCATTTTTCTAATATTAGTTGGAGTTTGTCTTGTTACATGAGAATCACATAGAACAGATACGCTATATCCAAATTCACTACCATTAGGCCATGTATCTGGATTCTTCCCTGCAAAATATTGATTTGCATCTACATTGTCTAATTCATAAAATTCAGAATCCCATTTTACAATATCTCCAACTTCAGGATAAAATCCAGCTTTTTCTAATATATCTCTAGAAATACCAAATTGTGCTGTACGACTATATGAGTGACCATACTCATCCATATTTGCATTTTTTGTTTCTTTTGTTATAAGTACTGGAATTAAAATAGAATCAAAATATGTTTTAGATGTAGATTCGCCATATATATTTGAATTTGATTCTTCAACTACTAATTTATAGAATTCAATTTCAGTGTCAATAATTGCATTTAATAGTTCTGCATTAATTGAAGCTAGAAATTTTGCGTCTCGTTGTGTGCCAAATAATGCCATAATTATCCTATATATATTTTTGTTGGTACTCTAGACAATACTTCGTTCATTGCATCATTTTCTGCTTGTTGTCTTGTCATCATACTTTCTTTTGTCATTTTTTCTAAAAATTCTCTAAGTTGAGTAATTAGTGCGTCTTTTTCTGATTGTCCTTGTGATACTAATTCAGTACCGTTTAATGTTACTTCTGAGTTTGGTATTGGTACGGTTGAATATTTTCCTCTAACATATCCTAACATTTCTTTAATTACTGCTAATCCATATTTAATAATCCAAGCTCTACCCATATCATTAATATGACTAAATTGCTGATATGTATATGGTATATTAGATGCATCACTTATTACATTATTCATTACTGCAGTGTTACCAAATAATACAGATTGGTCTGCTTTTTTCTCTTCATATACATATTCTACATAAAATGAATCAAAATGTAAATCTGCTATTGACCCTGATGTAGATGGTACTGGAAATATTTTTATATCATCTCCATGTATTTCAAATGACCAATGAGATTTTCTTATTCTATCATTAAATTCGATAGTTTGTATTCTTAATAAATCTTGGTGTAATGGCATCATCATAAAATTAACAGATGGAGAAAATCCTCCAAAGTCCATTGAGTCTAATAAATTTTGTGAGCCTAATCCAGTTCCAACAAACGGATCAAAATATCTTATAATTGCAGGTGGTACATTATGTAATACTCGTTTAATTTCAATTGAACTAGATGCATCTAATGGTAATCCAGATTCAGATACAGCTGTTCTTATACTATAATTTTGAACGCCTGGTGAAGTTTTTACTCTAGCAGTATACCATTTATCATGCCCTCCTGAGTCAGCTTCTGCTCCATATGTTTTAGATAATTTTGTAACATATGATAATGAAGATCCTACCAATGTATTTGATAAACTTTGGCTTACTAGAAAGTCAGACCCTGTTTGTATTCCTAATGTACTTAATAAGTTATTTGTAATATTTACTTGATTTACTTGATTTGAATATTCAATTACGGCTGATTCAAATGCTGTATAAAAATTTATATCTATTAATTCGACATCCATAATTGGATATCCAACGTTTTGTGCTGCAAACTTTGCAAATGCATCTGCTTGAGTTTGAAACATGGTATCGGCATCAAAAAAGCCAAATGGGGTTGATCCTGTTGTAAAGGATGAGCTTCCAGGCCAAATTGGTTTATTTTCACTATAATCTGCCATTTATTCCTTTATATATAAATATTATTGAAGTTTAGTTAATGTAGTTTCTAATAACTGTATTTGTTCTAAAGTTTCAATTTTGCCTACGCCTAATTTTCTTATTGCCTGAAATGATTTAATACCAGGATATGGTGTCATAATTTTGACTGTTATTAATTCAGATCCTTTGCCTAAGTCTTGTTCTATATGAACCATTAATACCATACGTATTGCACGTATTCTGTCTAATACATCAACAAGATTGCCTTTATATCGGATTCTCATTTGCATAGAGTATTTTGTTCTAGGTACTGCCATAATACTTTTTCTTTATTATAAATATGAAAACAGTAAGAAAGGGATGAAATAAATCATCCCTTCCAAACTTAAGTTAAATAAAATTTAATTAGTTATTAAAACTATTAAACTGTATCTAATCCAGCAACATATACTTTACCGTAGAATTCTGGTCTTACCATTTTCTTAGCATATCTTGTCATTACACCTTTTCTTGGGGTGAAATTAACAGGATCGTATACTAGTGGAGTCATAATTAAAGGTACGTATGGAGCATAAACTGCACCAGTTTCAAGGAATTGAGCTCCTCTATAACCCATAAGGATTACGTTCTCTTTCATGTATGGATTCTTATATACTGTGTATCTATTATTGATTGCACCAATTTTTTGAACACCAGCAGCAAATTCCATTTTAGTACCATCTGTGTCGGCAGCAAATCCTGGAATTGATTCTAGGATAGTTGCAACAGCAGGTGAAGTTACTAAGAAATTAGCGCCACCCCTTAGGGTTTTTTGATGAATCTTATTAGATACTTTTTGAAGTTTAG